GTTCCACCATCATAAGCATGAGCATACCCTTCAGTAATCATCTCTTCATTAAGTGACAACTCACTGTCCCCGATATATAACCACCCCAAAAGACGGCCATATTTGCCGATGCCACCACTAAGTTCAGTCCTAATAGTAAGCTCGTCGTCACCAGCAATGGCATCAACCAATTTCGCTTTGAGCCAGTTTGTTGCGTCGATTCCAAGTGCTTTCTCCTCTAAATTACGTGTACGTTTCTCAGGTGTATCCACCCCAGCTATTCTAACACGTTCTTTCTTATAGAGATCAAATCCTAAATCAATTGTAACATCAATAGTATCCCCATCAACTACTTTATTAATCTTCGTTACTCGGAAGTTGTAACAACTCTTCCGACTCGGTGGTACCATTGCTCCCATTTTCTTCCTCAATATCAGCTAGTGCATTATTTAGCATCTCATCTATTGAAAGTCTATTTTGTTTTGCTTCATATTCTCTTATCTTCTGTATCCATTCACCTGTAGGAAATGAATGACCCATATGTGCTTCTGCCTTTGGTGCAAAATATCCTGCTCCAATAAAAGTACATGCTATAACTCCTAAAAGACTAACTGAAGCAACTACCTTTTCATTAGCACGAACTCTAAGAGTGAGCTCCTTCGTATGAATCATCATGTGTTCTACTTTGGCTTCCAAGACTGCTATCTTGGTCTCCATGCTCTGTTCCGTCATTTGGATACCATGTATCATACATGAATATGTAGTATATACTAACACCTACTCCCACTAAAAGTAAAGCAAGCATTATATTAATTGACCATACTACATCAGACATTATTCTAGATTCTCTTCCTGATCTGTAAGTATAACACAATCAGATTCAGGGATTGCTACGCATAGCATTGACCAACCTTCTTCTAACTGATCATCATCCAAATATGATTGCTCATCATTATTAACTGTTCCTTCTAATACTTTTCCTAAACAAGAAGAACATGCTCCTGCTCTACAAGATGAGGGCAAATCCATACCAGCTTCATCTGCTGCTTCTAAAATATATTGATCCTCTTCACATTGTATAACTTCTTCTGCTCCATCTGGTGAACGAAGAGTAACTGAGTATGCCATGTGATTTAATACAGTTCAATGGTATATATTATACCACATGACTAATCATATGTTGTTAAGTTAGGATACGTGAATAACTCCCTTCATACCAGCACCAGCATGAGGAGCACAGAAAAACTCAAAGTCTCCTTTATCAGCAAAAACAATCTCTTGTGTTTCACCAGGACTAAACATTAAAGATTCTCTTGATAGATCTGGCCTATCTTCTACCATGATGTTATGAGGAGGTAATGCATTATTAACAAAGGTAACTGTCTCACCTGCATTAACTGTAACCTCATTTGGCTCAAAGACTAGATTGCCATTGTAACCCATTTGTATCTCAGTAGCATATGCAGATTGTGCTAATGAAAATGATAAGAATAATGCGGTAAGCATAATAGTTATTCTACTCATCCACCACATAATCTCATGCTTGTAACGTATTATTAATGTAGTCATGTTTTAATGTCCCATTGGAATACCTGCAGCCATAAGACGAGAGATGTTATCCACCTCTGAATTATTCTTACAGTAGTCAATAAAATGAGGATGCTCCCCTAGATAGGAGACATCCTCTTTACTATGTTCTATTGCATCGTATGCACTCATTGCATACTCACATATCTCATAATGATGTAGTTGATTATCGTGATAACCGACTGTGTAATGATTCTGTTGAGTCAGGGGCATGATTGTTTCAATCCCATACTGCATTTATTTATAGCACGGATTGAGTAATTTTGCCTAGTTTAGTGTGGACTCCAACACTCTGTTAGAGAACCTGGATAACTCCTTTAACCTCTGGTATATCCGTCATAAGTTTCTTTTCAATACCATTTCTTAAAGTCATGGTACTCATAGCACATGTAGCACATGCACCACCTAATCTAACTTTAACATATCCTCCTACCGTCTCAACATATTCCAGCCACCCACCATCTGCCTCAATGTAAGGCATAAGTTCTTCTAGAACTATGATTATATTATCATCAGTCAATTCCATTACAGGAGAATTGCACCAATAATAAATCCTTTAGCAAAAGCAATACATGTAACTTGATAGTCAGTCAAATTATATCTATCTTGAAATTTCTTTATAATAGACTTATCCCATTCAACTACTTTGTCGAATGCTCCTTTAATTTTATGTTTTATTGGATTTCCACAAGACATTACTATCCTCCTAGAATTTTTATTATTTATTATAATAATACAAGAACTATTGCAATTGTAGAAAGTACAGCAGAAAGTACAGAAATCTTCTCTACAGTTTTTACTTTTTCAACTACTTCATTAAGTCGGGCCATTATCTTTTTTGGGGTCAAGATCTGCAGGAATATTAGCAGCAATTATTTTTAAAGGAGCCTGTTCAACTCTAATTGTTTGAACTGTTCCACCATTACCATTAGCAGCTGCTTTAGCAGCAGCATCCATTTTCATAGTACCATCACCTTTTTTACTGGCTGTCTGAATGCCAAAGCTAGCCAGAACCCCAGTAAAAACTGAGGCTATAAATGTCGGATCTATTTTCTGCTGTGGGACACCAGGTATGGCCACGTAATTTAATGTCAGAATTCCGCCCGACCACACAAGAACTCCCAGCCGTACAAATGTACTTATGATTGCTGCTTGTTCCTCCTGGTCTGGTAAAATGTTATCCTTTATTTTACCAAGAACACCTTTCTTCTTTTCTTCTGGTTTTGCCTCAGCCATAGGAATAGTATTAACTACTCCTATATAGGATCTTTACAACCCTGCAGGTGTAGGTGCTGTTGGAGCTGTTGGAAGTCCAGTAGAAGATGGTAAAGAACCACCTACTGCACCTGGAAGTGCGTCAGCAACTGCTTCCATGACTCTAGACTTGACATTATCAACGAGTTGATCTCTTTGAACATAAGTAAATACCCCCAACCCAACAACGGCAAGAGATATAACACCAGACGACAACGCGATGACATTTACAATTTTTTGCATTTGATTGAACCTAATGGTTTATTATATATGTTTTTTATTATAGTATGCTTCATAGTATTTGACAAGCCCTGCTGTAGTATATTGCTTATTACACCAGTCTTCTATACATTCTTCAACTGAAGAACCTGTATATCCATAGGCAGCAAGTATCTTACGACAGTCTTTTTCTTTAGGTCTATCTTTACCAGTTCTACTAATGGTCACCTATGTACTCCAAAGAAAAAATATCATGATCTTCATTTTCCATATCCAACCATTCAGAAAATTCTTGAACTATACTAAATGCATCATCATGTCTATTACTTTCAGATAAAAATTCAACTCTTTTAAGAGTCCAATCATGAGTATTCTTAAGAGTCTGCTCCAAAGCTTCCATAGTCCTTCTTCATATAACGGCCAAGAATATTGCTATTATAGTATGCTGGTTCTCCATTGTCAAGAGATTCCATCAATACATTATTTAGAAACAGTTGCTTAGTCTCTTCGTAATTTACTTTACCAAGAGTTTTATGAAGACTTATGATTTCTCTTCTAAAGTTTTCTTTGCCCAAGAGTTTAACATCGGACTTAAGTTCTTCAGAACTTCCGTAGTACTTTTTCCAGTCACTCTCACTCGTAACTCTGCGTTTCCCACCTCTAGGCTTTCTACGCTGTGTAAAATATTTGCGGCCGATGTACTGTTTACCCGATTGCTTATTAGTAATGCAGTAGACGTAACCGAAGAAGTCGCCAATGTCGTCAGAAGTAAAAGTTGTACCTTTGTAGTACCAGGGATTTTCATAATCGCTTTTATCCACTTTGATCTCCCTAATATATTCATTCTTCTTCTGCTGGTTCCTCAACCGTAGCTAGGATATTATCAATCTCATCACTAGTAAATTTACCAGTTGCTTGTAATTCCTCTCTCTTACTGATAGCACCACTGCTAACCTCATAAGGAACAGGCTCAACTTCTGTTTCTTCTGGAGGATTGTTAGTAGGATCTGTGATGTTTTTCCAAATATCAGACAAACCCTGTAATTCTTTAGGATCTAAGGTAGGTTGCATAATTAATACAAATTATTCTATGGATATTTAGACATAAAAAAAGAGGTAGATTAAACCTCTTCCCCCTTCTTAAAGTTAATAGACAATGAAATTCTAAGTTCATTTGACATATTTCTCGTCACAAAATGATCCAAATAGCCAGGAAATATGTAATAAACACCTCGTTCAGGAGCAAATCTGGATGAATATGCACTATTGTCGTATTGATTCAATCTTGGTCTAAAAACTATACTTCCAGACCCTTCAGGAACTTCCACATATACAACAGAAGAAACATATGTTGTATTGTGATTATGCATATTGGTACTCATATTCTTTTCATGTATATGTCCCCAATAGTTAAGTGGACTTATACTTTCACCTGTTGCAGCTTTAAAATCCATCTTCATTTGTTCTATAATATCATCTACAATGTCATTCGGTGGGCATATAGAATCCTCAGAATATGTACTCTCTATTTCACATTCAAATCTATTGTGATAATTATCCAAGAGAATCTTTGATAAAGAATCTAGATCGGAATCTACTCTACCTTTTAATAAATCAATCTTGGCTATGTTTATCAACTTTACATTTCTGTCTATCATTCCTGTTAGTAAGATGAGTCTATAAGTGATGATTCATCAATATCAATTTCAGAATATGTAAGGCCGTCCCAATAAGAATGATACAACCTTCCCCAAATCACATCAAATTCTTCCTGATTTAAATTTTTAAATAGACATCTTTCATCTAAGTACACATGAAATGTCTTAGAGTTTAAAGCCTGAGAACGTGTCTTTTTCAACATCTTGTTTAATTCCCCCTACAATGTAAGATTCTACTTCTGTTTCTTGTGGTGCAACCTGGAGTCCTTTTGAAGAAATCCAATGCTCTGTCCAAGGTAATGGATTATTCTTTGCAGGTACATCATAGATCGGTTTAAGTCCTATTGATTTCATCCTTTTATTCGCAATCCATTCAACATACTGATGTAATAATTTATCATTCAAACCAATCATGCTTCCATCTTTAAACAAATACTCTGCCCATGCCTTCTCTTCATCTACACACTTTTTAAATGCTGCAATCAACCAAGGTTCTTGTTCTTTAATAATCTCCACCATATCAGGATCATCACCCTTTCTCCAATTATTTAATATGTTTTGGGTGATCGCAAGGTGTTGATTCTCATCTCGTGCAATGAGGGAGATGATCTTTGCGGATCCCTCCATGAGCTTGAGTTCACCGAAAGCAAAAGAGCAAGCAAAAGATACGTAAAAACGAATACCCTCCAAGATGTTGACATTAGCAATAGCCCTATATAAATGTTTTTTGAGATCTTTACGTGACCATTCTTCTGATGGAGATCCTTTAGAATCCTTTTTCCACAAGTTACCCTGATCCCATTCGTGTGCATAATTAATAAAATAATCATATGCACCAGTAACACTAGCAGCACGTTCTAAAATCTTATCATCCCTAAGAATAGTATCAAATACCTCAGAAGGATCTGGATATACATTCTTAACAATATATGTGTAGGATCTACTATGGATCATCTCCATAAAAGACCAACACTCCATACATGCTTCTAACTCAGGTAAAGAACAATAAGGAATAAAGGCCATACCAGGTGCTCTACCCTGAACACTATCAAGCATCGTTTGATACTTTAGATTAGAAGTAAAGATATGTTTCTGTTCTGGACGTAAAGATTGAAAATCACCACGATCTTTCTGTAGTGATACTTCCTCTGGTCTCCAAAAGTATCCTAACTGAGACTTAGTTAAGTTCTCAAATTGAGGATACTTATATGAATCATAACGCTGAATACCAAGAGGAGCACCAAAAAACATTGGTTGTTTCTTAGTATCAACCTCCTCAGTATTAAAGACAGTTATTCCTTGTAGTTCAGATTGCACAGCTTTCACAAGTTTCTTCCTCAGAATTCATTATATCATTAACTAGAGAATCTAACTCATTATTAGACTCTATTATTACACTTTCAACATCATCCGATTTATTATCATATGTGTTCTGATAATAAGATGTTTTCCAACCGTACTTATATGTAGTCAGTAAATCTTGGGCCATTACGGAAGTAGGAACTTCAGCACCCGCATATTGTTGTGGGTTATAACTCCAGTTTCCGCTAATCGCTTGATCAAAGAACTTCTGCATAACAGCAACAATATTAATATATCCAGTATTGCTAGGCATATCCCACAATAACGTATAATCGTTCTTAAGACTTCCATATGATGGAACTATTTGTTTGAGTGGGCCTTTCTTTGACTTCTTAACGGACAAGTAATCTCTAGGAGGTTCAATACCATTCGTTGCATTACAGACAACTGAGGATGATTCTGAGGGCATTTGTGCCGATAACGTTGAGTTCCGAACACCGTATTGTTGTACCTCTCTCCGTAAAGTCTCCCAATCAAGTAATAAGTCATTGGGTACTATCTCATCTACATCTTTCTTATATGTATCGATAGGCAGAATTCCCTGAGAATACTTAGTACGATTAGAATATTCACATGCACCTTTCTCTTTTGCTACATCAACGGTTGCCTTAATTAAATTATATTGAAATGTTTCTGTAAGGTCATGTACTAACTTCCATGCTTCTGGATCTTCATACTTAACACCATTCTTAGCAAGATAGTGTGCTAGACCTATGAAACCAACACCGAGTGATCTACGTGCTTTAGTTGCGATTTCTGCTGCTCTGACGGGGTATCGTTGAAAATCAATAAGTTCATCAAGAGACCTAACAGCAAGATCGCAGAGGCTTTCAAGATCCGAAAGATCCCTAATTTTGCCAATATTAATAGCAGAAAGGATACAGAGAGCAATTTCTCCAGTTTCATCATCAATATGATTAATAGGTTTAGTTGGTAATGTAATCTCTTGACATAGATTGCTCATCTCCACTTTATCCAAAAAGGATGAATGAGAATTGCAATGGTCAATATTCATTAAATATATTCTACCAGTTTCTGCTCGTTCTTTCAAGAGGTCAAGAATTAATTCTTGAGCTCCGATTGTGGTTCTGGGGATGGATTCATCCAATTCGTAACGGCAATATAACTCATCAAACTGATCGGTGCCAAAACTCTCATACAAGTTAGGACAACTATGGGGAGAAAAAAGCGAGATTTCTTTATTCTCGATAAACCTTTCATAAAATAACTTACTTAACTGGATGGAGTAGTCGAGTTTTCTGACTCTGTTGTCTTCTGTTCCTTTGTTGTTTTTGAGGACGAGGATGTCTTGGATTTCCTGATGCCAGATAGGAAAGTGGACAGT